GATTAATAGTCTGACGGGGGATGTGCTGCATGTCAGGCTGAGTGGTGTCCTGACCAGACTCTTCCATAGTCATACCGCGCTCGCGCATCTCTACGGTAGACTTCCGAGTAACACTCGGACCACAAAACATAGACTTCCAATCGCGATTCGCCTCGTTATGTCGTTCAATAGAATCCATTATTTCCGTGTACAGTATACTGGTCGGTATATGATCAGTTGTGAATGCACCGGGCGTTCCGGCCATGATGCTGCACCTCCTCGGAGGCTAGGTTGGCTAAGTTCTATGCGCCTGTTGAACTGCTGCTGCTAGAGCTGCTGCTAGTGCTTGTGCTGCTAGAGCTACTACTCGAACTGCTTTCGCTTGAGCTGCTGGAACTACTGCTACTCTCCGTTGTCTGACTAGCAATCTGCTCAATACAGATAACCCATTTAGTTGTACTAATTGCGAAGCCTACCTGTTGCGATATGTCGCCACCAGCAACAGTAGTTGTAATCAAGCCTGGAGTACTAGCGACATAAACGAGGTCTCCAGGCCAAAGCCCAGATGCTCCTTCAACTTGCCCCTCGTGTTTTACTGAGGCTCGACCACCTTCTGGGACGCTGGTTTCAGAAACACCAAGAGCACCCAACTCTGGAGTAGCTACAGCACCACAGGCCAAGTATCCCAGTCCATCTACGGGAGAGATCGCCACCAAGTAAGTAGCAGCTATTGCTTCGCCAGCCGTTATAGGAAAGTTCGGCTGCACGTTACAGTACACCATATCGTCGCATTCAAAAGGTTCAAATGGCATTTACATCACCCACTTATGTAGGAGTCGACGTGCTGCTCGATGAGCTGCTACTACTACTGCTGCTGCTACTTACGGCGGTCTGGGCTACAATCTGTTCAATGCAAATTACCCACTGTGTCTGGCTGATCGCGAAACCCACACTCTGCGACGTGTCGCCAGCAGTTAACGAAATTGCGCCAGCCGTGTTTGATGTGTACACTAAGTCGCCAGGCCAAAGACCATTAGCCAAGTCCACTTGCCCACGATGCTTGACCTCAACCATACCCCCGACGGGCACTGCGGTTTCAGCCACACCAAGTGCTGGCAATTCCTCTATACCTGCCCCCGCACAAGCGAGGTAAGCAAGACCGTCAACATTGGAGATAGCAACCAATTGACAAGTACCTATGGCTTCTCCTGCCGTAGCTGGAAAGTTTGGTAGTTTATCAACGAAATGCGGCATGACAATCACCTACTCGCTTATTCTATATTTGGCCTGTACTGCTACTGCTACTACTGCTGCTACTAGTGCTTGAACTAGAACTACTACTCAAACTCGAAGAACTCGAACTGCTACTCTGGGTAGTCTGACTAGCAATCTGCTCGATACATATTACAAGTTTGGTAGTGGTATAGGCCATACCTACTTCTTGGGAAGTGTCTCCTGCTGTAACAGAATATCCACCCGGAGTATTAGATAGGTAAACAAGGTCTCCAGTAATTAATCCTGTCAAGCCAGCCATTCGACCTTGGTGTTTTACCTCAACTATACCACTAATTGGAACTGAGGTTTCAGCCCAACCTAGCGCACCAAGTTCTGGAGCGCCAACAGCCGCACAAGCAAGATATGCTAGGCCATCGGATGTCGAAATTGAAACTAGTTGGCCTCTACCAATTGCTTCCCCAGCAACACACGGGAAACTAGGTTGAGCATTATCATATACATCTGAATCGGTTGTGCCTTTTGGCCAAGCCATTGACAGTCACCTCTTAACTAACTACGGTGTGTGGATGGAAGTCTAGTATCCACTCGGTTGTACTTATTGCTATACCCACAACTTGCACGATCTCGCCGATGCCCGAAGGCGCTGTCTGTGTTATCTGCCCATCGGTTGTAGCGAGGTATATCCATTGGCCTTCTTTTAGTGCTGTTGCACCAGAGACATGACCTTGACGCTTGATCTCAACTATATTGCCTTCAGCTTGAGTTGTTTCAGCTATACCGATAGCCGGTACATCCTGGCCTGCTCCGCTAGTTGCGTTGGCAAGATAGACCTTGCCATCAGTGTCGTGTAAGACAACCAAATAAGCAGTGGTTATTGCTTCTCCTGCCTCTTCTGGAAATGAATCAGCTTCGTTACTCCAAACTGGCATTATATACCCTTATGGATCTTGTCCCAGTGGAGACCATAGGCAGCTTTGAAAGTAACACTATTAGTTGCCGCAATCTCTTTCACACTTGCCCTTGTGTCGTCAGCCATTGGGTGATTAGCGAACCAAGTCTCATCATCCTCTTCGCCAGTGTTTGTAGTGGCAGCGACTTGAGTGGTTTCGCCAAGCGGGATTTTGAGCATCTCGCCATCGTTTTTCTTCAGGTGATCCTGAAGAGCAGTGATAGCATCGTCGTCACCCATTTGCAGACTGGTAAGGATCTCAACGGATTCAGAGGCATAAATCTCGTCGCCAAAGTTAGTTGCAGCAATTAACGCCTTAACCTTCTCGCGCTTGGCATCTTGCTCCAACTTCTCGATTCGAGCGACAGATTCGGCGACAGCATCAACAGCCTTAGTCCGTTCTTTCTTGGCTGTAGCAAGTTGGACCTTAACATCACCAACCTCTGTTTCCTTAGCTGCTAGCTGAGCGGCCAATTCGTCAACGTCTTGCTGAGTTACCTTGTCAGGTTCCGGTTCCGGCTCGGGTTCCGGCTCCGGCTCAACATCAGCAAGGTCAACCACAAAAGCGTCCCAGTCTTCCACATCCTTAGAGATTTTAGTCCACTGCTTATTAGTGACCTTACCTTCTGCCTCAACATACTTTTCTCGGGCCTGCTCTTCGGTCATAGCCATAGTTGTACCTCCTGGCAAACTGTCTGGATCTATAGTGGTATACTCTGAAGCTGTTACTTGAAGTTCGGGTTGCTGAGAAAAAAACGGTCGGGTGCAAAGAGCGGCTGCTTTAACAAAATTGTCTGCACCAACAGTAAAACGGGGAGAGATGTATGGGAGGCGTCCAGAATCAACTGCTTCCACTCCGTCAGAAGTCCACTTGATTTCTCCCCACAAAGCCTCGTCGCGGACTTCCAGTTGCTTGATCCAACCATAAGCTCCATCAGGACGCACACTATGGTCGGCACGTTCGTCTATGGGAATGCCTGCACTTACGGGTCTACCACTATTGAACTCCTCTACCATAGTGGCCAATACTTCAGGGGTAACACTAAACTTGCCGTACTTGGGGTGAGTGAAATTGCCGGTATAGATAAGCTCGTGCCAGACAGAACTGCCCTCTTCAGTAATGGCTGCTTCAACCATACTGATAGCCGGGCCTTTGTCCAGGTACATTATAGCAGTTTTGTTTTTTGCCATAATAACTACCTCCGACTACGTCCTCGGCCAGTGCGACGAGTAGTGTTACAACCACCACGACCTCGGTTGGCTCGAACTCCACGTCCACTACCATTGCGCCTTGGTGCTCCGCGTTTTGTCATCGTATTCATCACCCCAAATAAAAAGAGGAGGTCTTAGCGACCTCCTCTGCTCGCGTCCTCAAAATGTTTGGTGGGGCCCCACCTAAGCGGCGGTGACTGAGGGATCACGCTTCTCGCGTCGGGCCGGGACACGATAGCCGCAACTGAATTTTGGTCGGTCTTACACTACTAAATTATTAGATATTACAATGCTGTATAAGTTTCTTATCAAATCACTATCTATAGTATAACATAATTCGGCTTTGATGTCAAGCGTTTCTTGAAGAAAGTTTTTTGCTTGATTAAAACTCGGCACGGCAATGCAGTTTCATTTCGTCAATATGGCCTTTGCGAAAGTGATCAAACTGCACAAAGCCACTACCAAATTTCTGGTGCAGATAGGTATGGAGTACACTATTGCAAGGTGTAGCAAAGGACTCTGCTTTTGTGCTGCTAGGCGTAAAGAGCGAAAAGGCCCGCAAGTCGGCAGTCACATTCTCGCCAGTTAGATACTCAACACCAAACCACTTGCCTTGCAAGGATAGGTTTAAGTGGTTAGATTGTTCCCCATCGAATTTGAATTGTCTGGCTGCCAACATCAAGTCGAGGTTACCAAAGTGTTTAGTTAAACGCTGGCTAACATCCGCAAAGTCCTCAAAGGAATGGAGTTTCAGATCAAACTGCCAGTCTTCAGCTTGTGCCGAAGTATAGACACATAGCGACAATAACACGCAGATTGGAATAACGAGTAAGAGTTTCATTCTTATGTATTAGACGTTTTGCTCGGGATTAGGTTCGGTTCTGATCATTAGGTGCGGTGCAGGCATAGGTTATCCCTACTATCTTGCGTCTCTAGCTAGCCAGCCACATTGAAAGGCATCAGCAACTACTTGATGCAAGAGTTCGTCATACGTCTCTTCGGTGGGGTCTCCATCCCCGACCTCAAACAGCTCAACAAGCCACTCCTTGCCACACTCCACGCAAGCGTAGACATCTTTAGAAGCTGGCGACCATGCCGCGCTCACTAGTCTCTCCCCACACACCGGGCATTTCTCTGCATACGCCATTAGGTTGCCTCTCCAAAGTCAGTTTGCCAGCCAGGATAAGCGTCGCGAATAAAGGTAGAAATGCCCCGCGATTCAGTGCCGATGAATAGTATCTTGCCCTCTTGCTCGTAGAAAGTCCCGTGCGCCACACACTCTTGCTCAGGCTCCGCTGACACCTTATCTATGAACTTTCGTAGGTCCTCAAGCGATTGGTGCGCCATTATTCCTCCTCATTGTCAGCAAAAACTGGTAGCGGGCCCCGGAGTCGCACCGGAATCTCCGGCGTATGAGACCGGCGACTTTCTGTTTGCCCAGCCCGCGATTTATTCCTGTCGCTCAACCATTTCGTATGCAAACCCATCATCACCAAGACGACAGGCACAGTGAGGACAATGGCTGTCCGCAGGTTGAATTGCAGGCTTGAGTGGTATTTTTATTCCGGGCATACCGGGACGCAGAAGCCAAACAGTTTGGTCTTCAGCTCCTTTGCGCACAACACACATACCACATTTGCATTTTCCTTCTGTTCTGTACACTTTCTTAGGGATGCTCATTATTGCCTCCTCTAGAATTGGGTAGCCTTACTATGTTCCTTTGTAAAAGCGTGACGCAATGAACAGGATTAGTACAAGACTAAAGAACCCGGCACCAAACCCACACCAGAACTCGCTAATCCCTATTGTTATCATCTTCTGTCTCAGTCTCCTCTACTACAATCTGTTCACGCACATCATCTGGGTCACGGTCAGGTAAGCCTAGCTCTGCCCGCATATATTCCTCGATATTCTCCGGCAACTGCAACTTAGGATCGAATAGCTTAGAGATTGCGCTACTGATAACGTCTGGATCGCGAACACCAAGTGGGCCATGAACTAAACGAGGTGGCTCAATGTCGCCGAGTGCATTATATCGAGCTAGCTGAGCAACACAGTAGCGATTAAAGTAGCTAGCCATCCAGTCGGCTATAGTTTCGAGTCCCATAAGGAAAAAACTAGAGCTATCCTTGGAAAGCGCCCAAGCTCCGGTATCGCCACCCTGACCGAGACCGACAAATTGCCCGAGTACAGTCTGGAGAATGCTTTGGTGCTGGCGTTCGATGTGAGACTCGAAGGGCACGTCAGCGGGTCCCAGATTTAGCATATCCACTAACCAGCCATCGGGAATAAGTAGGCCAGAGTCATGAGCTGTGCGTATCCGCTGCAACAGTTTGGCAACGGCATCGACCTCAGTTTGGGGAGCACCCCCAGGCGGCTGAGTTGCCTTGGGCATTCCCATAGCCTGTCGTTCAATACGAATAGCGGCAAATTCCTCAAATGCCTGCTTATATCTCCAGTGCTTATAGGCTTGTCGAAAAGCACCAATGCCTTCTGGGTTGCCTGATTCCTTGCGCCAAGTCCAGACAATGAGCTTCTTGATCGGGATTTCTACGGTATACATTTCGGCATTGTCTGGCCTAATTCCTGTTTGAACAATTCCTTCTAAGCCACCAGTACGGTCAAATTGCCATTCAGTGACTGTCCTCCGGGCACGTTCGGCAAATTTGCGCCAGCCCAGGTAGCCTTGCGATTTGTCTTCAAAGACCTTCTCGTGAATTGTAAAACCATAAAGCGGGGCTAGCAGGACTTCACGTAACAGGTCGTCAAATGAGTGAGAAAGCCCTTCAAACAAATTCCACCTTACGAACTCACCAAAGTTCTTATCATCACCCAATTCTATACGCCAGTCAGCTTGTCGAATTGGAAGTGTGATGATTTGCTCGATAGCTGCCAGTGCCGACTCCGAACGACGCATTTCTTCATAGACAACCATTCGCGAAGAGAGCGATTGCAAGTCGTAATTATACTCTTGGTAAATGTTACCACCACGAACATCCAAGCCAGTGGTGCCTAGTTCAGCGCTAGGAAACTTGGTGTCTCGCTCTTCACGATTGTCGGCAGCAGCAATTTCCTTGTTACTGCCCCAACCTGCGATGTGGTCTTTCCACCAGCGTTGTGTTCGGTAGTACAAGTCGGTTGCCATAATTTTCACCAGCGACGGCCTCGAATGTCGGTTAGATGCTTGGATGTCGGGATGCTCACAATTGTTTCTCCACTGCCTTCACGGTCTCTCCCAGTCATCAAACTCATATTGGCCATCATTAGCGAGTCAAGGTAGTCCACTTTTTTGCCACGTCGCTTTGCACCTTCTAAGACCTGAGCGGTGTCAAGTGCAGTGAACAAATCGGGAAAGTGTTCCAAGTGTGCTATTAGTTTACCACGTTCGAGGTTTGCTGTCAACCAACTCTGCAATTCACTGCGCGGAGCAGTTCTCCATTTAAGTCCTTCGACGCGGTCAATACGCTCGCGAACCTGCATACCAGCAGTTATGTGAACAGCTATCTTGTTGCGCGATTTCACGAGTGCAGGGAGGGCCTTATCGTTGGTTCCATCGATAAAGAGTTGTCCACGAAACTGCATATCGAAGTCTTCAATTGTTGCAATGCGGTCTTCGGTGGAGAGATAGGGAAGTGCTTTTTGGTAGACGATTTGTGGCGGCCTGACAGTCAGATCGATAGCTGTGAACACAGTTAAATCCTGGCCAGGTCCCGCGCAATCCACGCCCTTGCTGTAGCGATGACTCTCAATGGGTATTGGATGCGAGCTATCGTTTTTGTCGCCGTAATATGTTACTCCCTCAGCAGCTTTGCGGATCTTCTCCATGTCAACTAGCTTATTTCCGGCATGGATGCGTTTCAGCGCAAACTCCTCTTCCCACTCACTGATCCTGCCGTGGAACCGCGCCTGAGAATTTTTCAGCCATTTCTCGTCACGGTCAGGGTGTGCATTCCAGTCAATAGGCAGGCAAGTCATGCCCATTTCTTCAGCATTGTCCACGCAGTCGCAAAAGAAGTCACCGTCGCCCTGATAGGTGCTGACTAGCATTACAACTGAGTGCGGCACATCATCAAGCATAGGAGCCAACGACTTCCAGACATCATAGGCATTGGGCATAGCAGCAACTTCTTCAAGTAGTGCAGCATTGCCACCAAACGACCGGCCCGGATCAGAACCCGAAGTGTGGGCCCGGATGTAGTTGTGAGCTAACTTGGTGTCGTAACTGATCTGCGGAACCATTGTATGCCAGTCTGTACCGCGCAAGTTTCTGCGCTGGCCTTCTGTGAGCTTCGCAGTAGCTAGCGCAAATTTGGCAATTCGCAGCAGCCGTCCGATAGCCACTTCTTCCTTGTTTGCTACCACGTGACAGTGGAGTGGAGTGCCGCAGTGTTCGGCCTTGAAAAGTAGCTGGTGGACAAACGCCACCATAATCGCTGTAGAGATTCCAACCTGGCGCGACTTGGGGATTACCATACTCTCTGCATTGGCGACAGCTCGCATGACAGCAATCTGGTAATCATAAGGCTCGAAACTTACAATGCCGTAACGCTTACTCTCGATTTTTGGCTCGGCTACCTTACACCAAGCGATAGGGTCACCGATGATGTCAGTAAAGTCAATGTCGTCAGCGCGGTTGAACGCACCAGCGCGGAGAGCGTCGGCAACTGGGCTTATTATGCTGGACTTAGGCATGAACTAGACTTTCGAACTGTTGTTGAAGAAACTCACTCAACATATAAGGTGGCAAAGGGAGTGTGAAATATGCAGTTCCACTACCACCATGACGAGTGCTCTTCTTGCGCTCAACACTAGGAAATAGTTGTCCCATAAGAGCATACTCTTTGTCAAAGTATGGATACCATACAGGACACCATATTTCTTTAGGATTTGGTATGTCAAGTAGTGGCCAAAACCATGCGTTGGCCTTATTAGGAACAGCTATAATTACCATAGTTTGGGAAGCATATTCGTGAAGACGATACGCATAAAATGCCTTTGCCTCAATGGTGCGACCACTTTTTATCTCGGCTCGAATGAAGTTAATCGGAAGTGGTTGCTGTCCATATCTTAATTTATAGTCTGGCACCCATCTTTTACGCATATAATTGTGTAACTCTTCGCTATTTAACGTATACACCATTTGCAGATATGTGCTTAGCGAAAGGCCAACATCATCACAATGTACGCCTTCTCGGTCAGAACATTCTATTCCGTACTCCCAAAATTCACGAATTACTTTAAGTCTCGAATCGTGTTCTTGCCCTATTCGGCTTTGGCTGCTACTTGCCAGATGAGCATGGTTCGACTGAGTACCATCCATAATTTGCGCTCCTTAGCTATTTCTACTTGAGTGCCATTATACTGTTGGGTAGAATATGGACAAACTACTCGTCTCACCAATTGGAGCTTGTTGTTCACGCGGCAGGCGAGGTCAATGTCGTGGTAGTTCGTGCTCTTATCATCGTTTGGCCACTGGGTCGGCGAGGTGATGCAGGCAATATGGGCACCGGCTGGCAACTTCTTTCCATAGGCACAGATGATAGCTATCAGTGTATCAGTGAACTCCTCCAGAGACATGTTCGCCAGGTCTGCGTCATCTTGGCTATACTTGCCCTCAGCCTGCTTCCAGTACGGGGGATCAAGGTAGACGAGCGCCACGTCAGCCCAGCGTGAAGGCCCTGATATTCCATCGCCCGATAGCTCAAATTGTCGAATATCGGTTCGCGCTTCATCGGGCGCCCGGTCACTTACCCAGTAACGCCGAAGCCGCCTCTTACAGAGGTCAATGGTGGAGCCACTGCCCGCGAACGGGTCAACCACTATGTCAAACGGTTCGGTGAATGTGTAAAGCAGATTGTCCACGAACTCCGACGGTACACTGCCGAAGACCGGAGCCTTGTTGCTTTGCTTGGACTGGTTCCAGATGTCGTATAGTGGCGGTTCCCACTCCGGCTCTTGGTAGAGGGCGTGGAGTTTGTCAGATTTCGGAAAACTTTCCAATTTCTGACATTCTTGCACTGTCTGAGAAATCGTCTCCTTCGTTACCCCCACCTCGTCGGCTATCTGCTGCTGAGTATGGCAAGCAAGCCACATAGCGCGAATGGTCTCGTCACGTTCTTCCCGCAGCCGCTTATCAATATCGGTTAGCCAGCCACTAACTGTACGTTCCGTAACACTGAGGTCTTTGGCTATCCGTGCCTTGTCCTCCCCGGTTCCCTCCGCATACATGCGAAGAGCAGCCTTCTTCTTATCCTTCGCCGAAAGCTGGAGTCCATGCCGGGCATTCCGGCGGCAGGCCAGTGTAAATAGCTCATTGTCCGATTTCGTCTCCGTGACCGTAACGGCAATTTCTTCGGCCTTGGCCTTCTTGTGCGCTGTCCAGCGGTGCCAGCCATCAATAATCTCATTGTGCTGGTTGACCTCAATGGGCGGTAGTACGTCCAGACTGTCTATGTATTCATTAACCTTGGCTTGGCTCGTTTCGATCCGTGGGTAAAGGTCGTCACGGAATACAACAGATGACACTGGTACTTTCTTATCCATTGATATTGCTTCCTTTCGTTTTGATGGTCTCAATTAACAACTCTGCTGCTCACCTTTACAACACCTGCCACCCCACACACCATCCACACCACCCCCTCCGCCCCAGCGCGGCGTTGAAAAGCTTCGCTGGATCACGGTTAGCTACCTCCGAACGACACGGCTGCGCGATGCGCTTTAACGGCAAACGGCAAACAGCCACGACACGGCCAGTTGGTGTTGTGTCATTTTGCATACACTTATCAATAACTGTCTGCGCTTTTACACACTTTCTGTCATAGCTTGTGTCATACTTATGACATAGCTTACGACAAATGGCGGAAAGGGCAGGATTCGAACCTGCGATGGAGGCAGAACCTCCATAATTGGTTAGCAACCAATCGCCTTCAGCCAGACTCGGCCACCTTTCCTGTATCGTGTTTATGTGGAGAGGGAGCAGGGACTCGGACCCTGATTCTGAGCTTGGAAGGCTCATGCTCTACCAATTGAACTACTCCCCCTCGGAAAACGAAGGCGTGGCCACACTGCACGGTCTGCCGAACTTTCGCACTCATCCTAGCTATGGTGTTCGGCAAAGAACGCTTCGCGCTACAGGGCATCTAGGGATTCACTCTGAAGCAAGCCCCACGTTCCTTAGCGTCCATTGTTCCAGCAGCTAACTGGGCAGCTTATGTAATGGCACCGCAGGCCACGCCAAATTGTCAAGTTGCACTACGCATCTCTGAACCTGCCACCCACAAGTGGCCTCTCTCCTGGGCCTTGGCCATCTGTCGGGCCCACAACTACACGGTAAACAACACTACCCGCACGATCCGTACTCAACTCCACACGAATAGTCCCCTCCGGCGACACTCCCTCAATCACTAACCCATCTTCCTTGCTTCCATTTCCCACAACATTACCCTTAAAATACTTCCTCGCATACTTAGATCTGGAGGTGCTCACTGCCATCACGCTCCTGATAGTTGGTCAGATTGGGAACATCCTCGACATCCCAGAATACTATCTTACCGTGTTCCCGCGCCCACGTCAACTCTATTCGCGAGCCATTGCTCTTCTCCCAACCCTTTAGCATTAGTATACCTGTACACAAACCCAGCCAAACTATGTCGGTATCTATATACACATCATAAGCGATGTCAGGAAACTGTAGCTCAAAGTCCTGCGTCATTGTGTGTGGGATGAATGGTATATGCCCACGCCGGTAAAGTTCAGCACCGGCTACTCGTGCACGAGCTACATTGCGCAGCTTCTTCATATCGTCGTTGTTACCATACGGCCCAGCAATATATATCCGCAACCCAGACCTGTTGATAATCCCTGGGTGCTTGTCTAATCTATGTTTGTCGTAAGTGGTTAGTGCCATTGTCGCTTTCACATTCTGCATTTGATATGAGCCTCTCCAGATACCAATTGGCTTTCTTCAAGTCCTCAACTCCGTCTTTGAATCGCCACCTCACGATGTACTTCAGCACCTGTGCCTCGTGAAATGGCAATTCCAAACCCTCTATTGCCTCAATACATTCCATTGGGCTCTGGGTATAATGCTCAGGATGGTCGATAGTGTCGCTCATCAATCTGCTTTCCGGTAGTAAAGTATCTGGCCTATGATGATCATTGTCACGAACAAGCTCACAGAAAGACAAGCAGCAGCAGTTGGTTGCCAAGTGCCAACAAAAAGGTCTAGCAACAAAAAGCTACACGAATTGGCCAATAGCACAAAGTACCAGAGACTCAGATCTGCTACTTGCTTTCGCCGATAGTTTCGGACGATTTGAGGCAACGCCACACAACCCATCAGAATTGTTCCGACCCAGCCTAGTATTGTCATTATGGTTTCTCGTTTCTTATTACTTCTTGCCACCTAGCAGGCGGCCAACGCTTTGCCCAAAGTTCGCTAAGTAACCAGTTTCTCACCTCTACTGGATGATCAGCAGCAACTATACGTCTCGCCGCTAGACCAAGTGGTGTTCTTTTAAGTATTGCCCTAAAACGAATTATTGTCTTACCCAGTGCCTCTGCCATTTTTGCTACTGCTAAACATAGATGCTGGGAAGCTACTGTGAATTCTCTCATTGCTTCAAGTTGTTGCTTATTCCGTGTCCTTATTTCCTCGATTGTCATTATTCCTTCTTCTCTCCTATCTTCGGTATCAAGTCCATTAGCTCACTCTTCGGTGTATACAACCCAACTGTTTCCTCGCTGTCCTTTGTCAACCTCGGCTGCTCAGCTAAATATATCGGGAACTGCCAGGTGATGCCCTGCTTTGGATGAAACCCATGCAGCAATTGCTGGGGCCTACTCACAGCTTGCATCTTGCCCATGCTGTACTCAGTGCCACCCGGCCAAGCTCCTATAATTGTCCAGCGGGCAGCTTCAGCCCTATCGTGATGATGTCCTGCGAACACCCGATCCCAAACTACTCGCGTGGATTCTGACAGCCGCCGCACCATTCTGTCCATCCCATAATACGGTATGCCCATAAAGCCTCGTGCTGCATCGCCATGCGTGAACAAATAATTCCAAGTCCGGTCATTGTCCTCATCAAAGGGTACAAACTTGGTGTCCTTATCAATGTAGATTCCGCAGTAGCTACTATCGCTGATGACAATGTGTAAGTTCGGTTGACTTTGTAGATAGGCAGCTATGAACATATACAGGATTATGTCGGTGTTAACATCGGTTGTCTGAGTGCGCCCGTGATTGCCTGGTATAAGATATAGCCACACATTTTCAAACATCCCGCAGAAGAACAGTATCATGTCGGCAATCTCAACTGCACCCTTGAATATCTGTTGCATTAGTGGCAAGTCAATACGGTTCATCTGCTTTGGGAAAATGTCCTCGCCAGTAACCACATCGCCCAGACAAGTCATAATGCAATTCTTGATCGGGTAAACCTTCCGCAGCATTCCATTGATTATTCGGTCAATAGCATTCTGGAATATATGCCGCCGTTGCTGAAATATCTCGAAGTTATAGGAACTCAACCCAGCAGTATCAGACGGTCGCACCAATTCGCCAATGTGAAAGTCGGCAGTATGAATGAATGCCAATTCCTCATCAGCTTCAGTGTCTGGTACGAAATACTTCGGGGCCTTGATAATCTGGGGAGGGTTCTCGGCTACAATCCGGCCTATAACAGCACCGAATTGTTCGTACCAATTACGGGTGTCTTCCAACTGAACTTCTAAGTCATCAACGTATGTCTGGAGTTCTCGAATATCGCGCTGACTTGTGCCCTGAGTTGCTTTGCCAACATCATCATCCAATTCTAGCCCTGGCACAATACCCTCTCGCCAAATGTTCTTATAGTCCACCCCATTCTTGCGTAGTTCCGTTGACAGCATCCCACGGTCGCAACCCACCTTCTCCGAAAATTGCCTCAGCGATCCGCATTTGCGTATCAATGCTTTTATTAGTGCCACGCCATCAGCTCGCGGTAGTATCTCGTCCCGAATAATCAGCAGCGGATGCGGTGCAGCACACAATTGCTTGTAGACCTGCCGGATTTCCTCAGTTAGTGGTTGCTCGTCTTTCATTGGTTCACCTCAATGATACCATACAATATACAAGCACCATGCTATTGCCAATAATATTACCACTGGTATTATGATTCTGTCAAGCATCGTCTGCCACAAACTTTACCTTCACACATTCCCCAGGCTTGATTAGCGGGAGCTTGACTCCCCGGACATCGTCGAGTTCTAGCCAATCATCATAATCGGGTAATTCCCAACTCCCACGTCCGTCCTTCCTGGGTTTTTTTGTGAACAGTGCTGGCCCGTAACCATCTTCATCTCTTGCTATCCATAGTGCCATAGCTAAACACTCCTTAACTTTAGCAACGTCCAGAAGTCCTCTTCTTGCCGCTTGGCTTGGGCGTAACTTGTATGGTCAGGTCTCTCTGCTCCCAATAGCTCGACGGGTAGCCCGTACACTCTCATTACTTGCTTGTCGAGCCAAAGACGGTAACGGGCAAACTCCTTGTCAAGTTCATTCATTATGCACTCCCCAGTCTCGCTCGACTCAACCTCTCGCTAACATCCTTCAGCATACTCACCGCGTC